TATTTTCAAGAATATTTGAGTTTTTTTCCAAAATCTAAACAGATAACTTGTAGCGGTTAATTTACCGAATTCCAATGACAAACTCATTATCATTGCAGCAATAAATGAACCTGCAAATAATGTTGAAATGCCTATAATACTATAATACGCAGCACATCCTGCCACAAATAGTGCAGAAAGGCCAATTATATTTTCAAATTTAAATAACTGTTTCATTATATTACAACTATAGAAAATGGAATATTGGAATATGTCCATGAACCACGACCACTAACTACGTCAATATAACCATTTCGTATGCCTTCGTTATGGCTTCCTGATACATGAACGGAAAACTCCTGATAATTGGATGTCAATAACACAATACTGCTTGTAGTAACTACACTGGAAGTTATTGTGAATTTACCAACACTAATTTGAGATATACCAGAAATATTATATGCAGAAACTAATGGGTCTAATGCAATTTTATCTCCGGCATTTGGAGAACTAGGTGCTCCATTTACCCAACTTGCACTAAACCTTGCACTAGCTTTAATAAACGAGGGAAATGCTGTTACAGGTGTTGGTTGCCATTGGCTCGATGAATATGCCAATACGTTAAAATTACTTGGAATTGTAGAAGCGATTGGTTGATTTTGAATTTTCTGAACTGTGGATGCACTTAAACTACCAACGACGTCTCCAGCAATATAGGATGCTGTAGTTACAGTTCCATAATTTTCCAAATTCGCATATCTTATGCAATATACCATTGTAAGATTTTTTGGATACGTATCGTTACCACCTTCAGTTGTAGTATTCCATATTTTACCATTACCCGATAATGTTGAACCAGCATCGTAGGAAAAAGTTCCTCTATAACTTGATGTCCATCCCCCATGCCCAGTTGCGTTGGAAAGTTGGTCATCACCTGGTATACCATGATTATGAGCAGCAATACTAGAATTTTGGTCACTACCAAAAATTCTACCACTGTCAACTCCTCTACCATTGTCATAACCCCTGATAAATTCACCTCTTAAATCCGGCAATCTAAAATATGTGCCTAACAATGGATTGTAATTTCCAGATACATCACATGGATAACCAAATGCTGCGCTTGAATTGTTATTGTATATTACGTTATACAATGCTTGATATGAAGATTGTGATAATATAGCACCATTACATTCTAACCAACCTGTTGGAATCGCTGTTGCTGCAAACGCCATTACACTACCGATAGGCAACGCTTGTGTTATGTAAGTTATTTGGGCGTTTTTGACATAGCTCGCCGTAGTTGCAAAAGATGAACTATTTGCAGTATTTGCATTATTCGCTGACGATGCGGAAATAGCATAACTTGCACTATTAGCAGCAGATGCTGTTGTTGCATAACTACTTGAATTTGCATTGCTACTTGATATTGAAAAACTTGCTGTTCCATTATTCGGTGCGGCTGGATTATACACCAAAAAATATGTTATTGAAGATGTTTGAACATTTGTTACGGCTAACGGATTTAAAACTGTATTGGCAACATTTGCGTATGCTGCACTAATGGCCGTTATACTAATACTGCTGGTTCGTGCATAACTACTAGTCAATGCAGTGACTCCGCTACCACTGGCAAAACTTGCAGTATTTGCAAAACTTGCCGTAGCACTTGATGTTGCAAAAGTAGCATTGTTTATTGTGCCGACAAAAACTTTACTGCTGCTTGGTGACGTTTTAATAAACGTATCTAAATTACTCAATGTTAATTTATATGTGTTATTATCACCATCGGCATTGGTTATTGGAAATACATCTCCATTCGTTACTTGGTCTACGGATAACGATGCTAATTGACTAATTGGTATTGTGTCTGCCATAAAGTTTTAATTAATAATTCCATATTTGTATAGAAAATGTTGCATCATTCAGAGATGTGTCATCCGATGAAGAAATTGTGAATGAATTTGCGGACAATGCTATTCTATTTACGTGAATAGTATTAATTGTCGTGCCATTCACTACTGCGGTAACAAAATAATTAGTATTACCTATATTATGTGTAATTTGATAAAATCCGGTGCTGGTTCGACTTGCAGTTAGGGTTAATGTTCCGGCCAATGTAGTCATTGTTGGATTAGTTGCACTACCATTGGTCATCGTTCCGACCCAAATACATCCGGCGATTGATGGTTTGGTGTTTGAAACATAACTTGCAGTTTGAGCATAACTACTTGACAATGAATAGCTGCCAGATAGTGCATAACTGCCGGACAATGAATAACTACTACTCAAAGCCGACACACCACTGCCACTGGCAAAACTTGCAGTCAATGCATAACTACTTGTTCCTGTATTTTGACCAATATAATTTATAAAACTACTGGTTGCCGAGGTAGTTGCAAATGCGGAACTAATTACATTATTTGCCCAACTACTTGTGCCATTTAAACTAGATGTTATTGCACTTGAACTAATGATTCCATTAACATGTAATGTTGTTACAGGTTGCATAGTTCCAATACCAACATTACCATTTGATAAAATTGTTAAACTTGAAATTGGAGATGAATTTTGTGGATTTCCACCTAAATAAATTGGTAAAGAATACAAAGGAAATGCGGAATTACCACCATTAATCCAAATACCGACATTGTTTGTATAATCACTTGTTCCTCGTGAACTACCTGATGGAGCGAGATAAATTTCTGCAAAAGATGCAGAATTTGCAGTGGTAGATACAAAATAAAGTCCTGAATCAACAGTTCCATAATAAAATGGAGAAGTTTGTTGACCATCCACATTCAAATATAAATTCTTTAATATACCATTACTTCCAGTTACATAGCTTGATGTATTGGCAAATGTTGAATTTGCAGACAATACCATACTTGCAGTAGCTGCAAAACTTGCACTATTAGCATAACTCGAAGTTCCTAACAAACTTGAAGTTATACTAGGAGTTCTAATCGAACTTGATACAAATAGTATGTTAAAATTGTAATCAAAATATAGATTGTTAGAAGCAGTTAATGCACTACCACTTTGAAATATGACGGCTTTATTATTGCCAATACTTGCGGTATTAAATAATACAGTTTTAATGTCACCAAGACTTATTCTGTCCGTGGTCATACTTCCACTATCTACAATTGGCAGAAAATCATCCATTGTAATGCCACTGCCAGTCAATTGGTTTAACTGACTTATTTTGATTGATGATGAATAATTAATCATATTTTATAAATAGTTATTAACCACCCAAAGATGCTGTTTGCCATCCAGTTAATCCACCAGCGGCTCCTGTTCCAGTATATATAAATAATTTACTACCACTGTAAAACATACTACCTGTAGTATAACCATATCCAGCTTGTGAAGCACTAGTTGGTAATGTTAATGCACTAGACGATATTGTTCCGACAACATGTAATTTAGTCACGGGATTATCGGTTCCGATACCAACATAACCACTACCTGACATCACATGTAAACCTTCTTGACTACCAGCTTCACCAGCATCGGCATCCAATATCCATATACATGATGGATTGGTGTTTGGTGTCAAATACAAAGAAGAGCTAGTCCAGTTTTCGCCAATATTACTTGACCCAAATTTTGCATTGCTTGCAGTTATTGCAGATGCACTGATATTTCCTGCTACATCCAAAGTGTTTTGTGGAGCACTTTGTTTGATACCAACGTTATAATTTTTATCAATTACAAATTTTGTATTATCACCTGTATCTGTTATTCTAAAACTATTATCAACGTCATTACCCTTAATAACAAAGAACTCTGCTGTAATGGGTGGATTTCCAATATAAGCAGCGTTTGCGTTTAATATTGCAGAATTAACTATTCCTGCTGCATTAGTAAATGAGTCACCATTTGCTGTCCAAATGCCAAGATTAATATCTGATGTGTAATTTCCAATCTGAACATTTCCACCATCAACATTTAATTGTAAAACGTGTGGAGTAGCTTGTGTTCCTGCTTGAACATATAAATCGCCAAGACTATTACCAATTGTTTCATTAACATCCAATGTGTATTGTGGAGCCGAAATCCCAACGCCTACAGAACCATTATTATAAAAAATATTAGAACCACTATCAGACCACAAACCCTGTTTGTATAATGTTCCATTTTTATATAAACTACCACTAAAATTAATATCGCCGTTTACAGTTATTCCAGTTCGGTCTACCAATAAAATATCAGCTCTGTTCCCATCACTGATACCTCCTCCAACAATAAACAAACTTGAAGTATTTTGTGGAGTTTTTACATTAAATTGACCAACCACGGTTTGATAATCTCCATAGGCATATGTTTGATATCCACCAGCATGACTTGCTTTACCATATGCATAAGTTGTATAACCTTCTGAATGAGCATATACACCAGATGTGTAAGTTTGAAATCCTTCGGCGTGACTATATAATCCATTTGCTATTGACCCACTACCATTTTGTAATGATTTACTAGCATAATTAAACTGTAATCCATTGTTTCCATATACTATACCACCTTGATTATAAAGAACTTGTTTATCGGAACCACCTAGCAATGTGGCTACGCCACCTTGAGCCATACTTACAAGGTCACCAACGGTAATTCTATACGTTTTAAGACTACCACTGTCAACGATTGGAAGAAAATCATCATTTGTGATTGCACTTCCCGTTAAACTTTTTAATTGACTTATTTTAATTGGAACATTTGCCATAAATTAACTGATTGTGAAACTGTTGAATATAGTTGTAATAGTGCCATTTTCCAATGCATCCGCATCTAATATTGCATTCTGCCCATTTGCGCCTCTAAGAGCATTTATACTCATTACTTGTAGATAGTTTGTTGACGTTGATGTTGGAACATAGGAATGAGTTATATTGGTAGTTGGTGAAACTGCAAATACTACATTTATACTTCCTGTAAAATATAAAGAATGTGGCCCCCCACCACGATTGTCACACCATAATATCATATTTTGGGATGGACTTACGGAACGATACGAAACATTTGTATTTGTCCCTATAAATCCTTTATATAAAAAATTTCCCATATCAAATACTACAGAACTACTAATAAACTTTGATTGATTAGTAAAACCTATTGTCGTATAATCAGATGAGTTATTAGAGGCTGCTATTCCATTTGACCCAATCAAATCTACATTAACCCAATCATCGTGACTTCCTGTAAAGGTTATAGATTTTATATATGGATATTTAAATCCGTCATTTATTACATTGCCTGCAAATGCTGCTGAAATTGCATAACTTGCTGTTCCATTATTTTGTCCTGCACTATATTTTAGATAACTTGCGGATATGCTATTTATTGAATTCAATGAATTAATTGCATTGCTTGCGGTTATATAATATGTTTGGGGAACCAATCCAGATGCCATACTAGCCGTGCCATATACATTTGCCACCCGAATATTATTATTAAATTGAATGATACCTGCATATGGATTACTTGGAGTTATTGATATAGTATCTGTTTGGGCATTACCCAACAAATACGATGCAGTGTTGGCATTTGTTGGATTGCCTATTTGTGGTGCTATTATGTTAAATGTGCTACTCATAAATTATTAATTATAAATCATTGCAATCCATCTTACATTTTGTGTGGTCAATCCTGCATTATGTATGCTAAATCCAGTGGTTGACAACGCCCCAGTAATAAAACAATTTTCAGTATTATTAAAATTATCCCAAGATATTGCTACAGAATAATTAGTCGATGAAAGTGGTGTAGAGAATGTAACTAATGTAGTTCCTGAACCTACAACATTAGATATTCCTGCTCTGTATATAGAAGAAAATAAATTATTTACAGTGTTTGGTGTCCATTGACTACCATTATATTGCAATATTGCTCCACTTGTTGGGGTTTGTGCTGCATTTGATACAGGAACTCCACGAATTCCAGTAACAGTTGTGGTAGCCAATGTTCCACCAACGTCTCCTGATAATGGATAACTACCATTTGCAATTGATGCGGCAACGGGGTCAGAAACTGCATATTGTGTATATTTAATATAATAATATAATGCTATATTTACAGGGCGAGTTTCACTATCTCCTGTATTTTTTATTTGCAATGTAGGAGTTGTGTCGGTATAGGTATATGGTCCAGTTGTGCTGTTTGCTCCTGCAATTATACCATGTCCATTGCTAGGCGCATTTGATGCAGACGCTACTATGTTGTGCGTGTGAGATTTAAATGCATCTGTTTGCAAACTACCAAATGTTCTGCTACCACTATCATAAGTAGAAATTGTTCCACCATTTGCTCCATTACTATTAACTAATCCGTTATTATATCCACGAACAAAAATACCTCTTAAATCTGGAACTTTAAAATAAGCACCATTAGAATTTAATACATAACTTCCAGACTGAGAACCAACTGGAGGATTGTATGTATATCTCTGACCAAATGCAGCATTTGGATTGGATACATTACTTTGGGAAATTACATTATATAACGCAGTATATGCTCCATTAGCCCCTGTAATTGGATAAAATGCACCATCGCAAGGCAACCATCCTGTTGGAGCACTACCACTTGTATATGCCATTATAGCACCTATAGGGGTAGTATCAAAATAATATGATGCCGTTGAATTATTAGTGATATTATATGTTCCACCACCACCGCCGCCGTTAGAGGCATAACTTGCAGATACACAATAAATTGCATTATATACCGTTCCATTGTTAGTGATACCATCCCAATATACATAACTTGCGGTAATTTGATTGCCTACATTTTCATATATACCTCGTTGATTAATCACAAGTGCCGAGGATGAATTGAGTTGAACTAATACAGGTTTTGATATTTGTTTTGAGTCCGTTCCTGATGGGTCTGTGGCACTCAATGTTCCAAGACCATTCAAAAAATACGCAACCCCGTTATAATATGGATTTAAATACGAAGGTGCCGTTGCAAAGTTTACTACACCCCCATATACCACCGTAAATTGTGTTGGTGAACAAGATTGAACCACACCAACAACTTCATTGTAATTCGAATTTGGTATATAACTGGACGTAGCCTGTGCAAAATATCTAGTATTTCCTTGAACAGAAATAACACATACTGCATCGCCAATATTAAATGAATTACTTTGATAAACGGTTTCAGAAACACTTGCTCCATTGCCACCGTTTACGGCATAACTTGCAGTTTGAGCATAAATGCTATTAGATGCGCTATACGCATAACTTGCAGTATCTGCCCTACTTGCTGTGGCAAAATTAGGATATGTGAGTGTATTGGCTTGACTTGCCACTCCATAAAAACTTCCGGTGAAACTTCCAGTTCTAAGCTGTGACCCCGAAACTCCCATCACATAATCTGCCAAATCCTCTGCGGTAATCTTTTTGGTTTCTTGTTGGGCAATATCAGTAATAAACAACAAGTCGATTGGTTGCACTTGACTTGCTGAATATGCGTTTAAATCTGTAATTTTCTTATTAGCCATATGGTCTATTTAATATATATAAATATAGTGTCAATATAACTTTTTTATTTTTTTAATGATGAATTTGACCAACCCGCTACGAACCACATCGTCTTCATCAAATTTAAATGTATAAATACCATTTTCACGGCTATTTTCATCGTCAAATGCATTCATAAGTTTAATAAATCCGCTTTTTGCACCAATGTCGGTTTGGTCGGGGTCACCAAGAATGAATACTTTACTAAATTCTCCGGTTCTGGTAATAGTAGTAATAAGCTCTTTAAGTGTTATATTTTGAGCTTCATCCACAATGATGCATTTTGCATTCCAATTTAAACCACGTAAAAACCCAATAGGAATACTATCAAGTCTTTCTTCTTTTTGTAAATAATCAACATCACATTTTGGAAGAAGTTCGCTTAATTTATCCAACAATGGTTGCATGTAAGGTGCCAATTTTTCATGTCCGTCGCCAGGTAAAAAACCTATTTTACTATCGGCACTTTCCACAGCACTTCTAATGTAAAGAATATCACTCATTCTTTTTTGATTTAGAAGTTTAAGAGACGCCAACACTGCTAAAAATGTTTTACTTGTTCCTGCTGGCCCACTCACAAATATGATTTTAGTTTCTTTATTTAGTGCTAATTCCAAAAACTTTTTTTGCTTTTCTGTTAATTCTCTTTCTTGGATGTTTAATTCATTTCTGATTTTTGAGTTTTGAGGTATTATCGGACTTTTATCTTTTTTACTTTCAAGTTGCTGTCTTTTTTTGTTTTTTTTGCTCATATGTGGTTAATTTTTTTTCTAGTTTTTTAACTCTATCACACAACTCATATTGCTCTGACTTTATGTAAAAATCATATATATTTGCAATATTTTCTTTGAACCTATCATCGCTTAACGTGATGATAAAATCAGAATCTTTAAATTTGAACACTTCGACAAATTGAAGTTTTTTTGTCAATGCATAATTAATGCTGGATAGCACTTGTTCCATCATAAGTGTTTTATTTTTAATGATATGTGATTCCATTTCATTAAATTTTGATGGTAACGTATATGGTTCGTATGTTTTCTTTGGCATACGAGAATAAATATTGATTGATATGGTATAAAAACAAAAAAACCGCCATTATATTGCTATAATAGCGGTTTGTGATTTATAATAAGTAATTTAATATTACTTTTGCGTGATTTCAAGCTTTGATGTGACATCTCTGCCATTAATTATAGCTCTACTCCAAAAGCCATATTCATCACTAGCTTGTTCTTGTGTATCATATTCGGCATCCGATACACGATGTCCATCACGGACAACAATATATTTTCCAGTGCCACCAGATACTTTTTTAGTGTATTTTTTAACAGACATATTTTTATAATAAGGTGTTAGGATTTGGTCTTATTCTCGGTTTCATGATGACGAGTCATTGAAATTTATTTTAAATTGTCTTCACTGTAAACCAATTCATTACAGTCATTACACCAAATTTGAGTTTCTTCGTATTTTTCTAGTTTTAGCGTATTCTCATGCTTACATTTCTTCCACGGACAATTTTTACATCCATGATGACAACATTTTCCCCTTTTTAGAAGCTGTTCTCGTGTTAATGGTTTATAACTTTTCATTCAATTATAATGTGTGAAATTCCAATTAATCTTAATCACTTCGTTGGTCATTCCCCATATATTGTAATAAATTTTTCTTTCATGGGTGTTTATGTTCTCAACTATCATGTAATCGTGATGGTCGGCATCGGAACAGCCTAAATCTTTATCCCCTATATGATGAATATTTATTATTTTAACATCGACCAGATTTGGCGGCGGAACATCGCACCCCCACTAGAAACATGACGATTAATATTAATAGTATTTGAATTTTCATATTTTCATCATATAACACCACGGAAATTTAAACAATCTATATTCGGGTTTAACCATATGGACGTATTCAAAGGAATCAGATACATGAAACATGCCTGTTCCATCACCGTTATCTTTATAGAGTTTCCATATACCACTATCAATTTTTGATATGAAATTGTTCATACTACATCTTCTTCTTTATACATTATTCCACTGAGGATTATCTTCAATTGACAATCCTCTATCATTTAAATGCTGCACGATTTTAATGGATTGTTCGGTGTCTTTAAAATGTTTGGTTATTATTGCCACACATTTATTACACAAATTATCAATACACAAAGAATATGAATAATGGTAACATCGTTCACATTTCACCATTCCATTTTCCTTTAATATAACAACCTCAATAATATTCTTATCATATGTAGATGTGTCATATACAAGTGATAATTGAGATACGTTCAATAATTCTTTTAAATACTCTTGATGTAAATATGCATATATCCACACTTTATTACTTCCACGAATTATAATACCACAATCTAATGCCTTCCCAATCTTTTTAAGCTGTCTAACTTTTTCGATTTCATTTACTACTTCATTTCTAAATTCAATAAGTAAATCATTACTTTCTTGTTCGTTGATAAACGGATGCAACAACGCAATTACTGGCAATGAATCGTCTATATTTTTATCAAAAAATCTTAATTTGGATGAATTAATCATACCGCAACTTCTCCTTTAATAGCTGGATGGGGGTCATATCCTTCCAGTTTAATATCTTCATATTTGAAATCAAATAAGGATTTAACATTAGGATTCAACCACAATTTAGGCAATGATTTTGGTTCTCTTGATAATTGTAATTTAACTTGGTCTAAATGATTTTCATAAATATGTAAATCGCCATATGTATGAGTGAACGTGCCACACGACATACCGGATACATGAGCAATCATAGCAGTCAACAACGCATATGATGTTATGTTAAATGGAACACCTAAGAAAGTATCACACGACCTTTGATATAATAAACAATTTAATTTGCGACTAGGAATGTTAAGTTTATCAAATTCCAATTCCATAGGTTCGGGTGGCATAAAAGTAATTCCAGCTTCCGCACCATATTTTGATAAATAAATATTCGCTCTTTCGTTCAATGTTAATTCTTCCGTATTGAAATGAAACAAGCAATGACACGGAGGCAAACTACAATAATCTACCCAGTATGGATGCCATGCCGAGACAATAAGGCGTCTATCGTCGGGATTAGTTTTAAGTTTATCCAATACTTTTTGTAGCTGGTCAACTTCACCAAATGACCATTGTTCGGCATCTTCACCTTTAATATATTTACTCTTTTTAAATGAGTCTTGGTCTGTATAAAACGGAAATGCTCTCCACATTCCACCATAAGTTCCTTCACCGAGTTCTCCCCATGCCGTCGCAAAATTTACATCATTTTTAATTTCATTAATAAATTCATCTTGGGTCATGCTTCTCCATCTGTTTCCACCCATGTCACCGTGTGGATTATGTTCAAATGTTTGTTCTGGATGAGATTTCAAAAAATCACAATACTTTTTATACGCCCATTCATTCCAAATTCTTACATTATTGTCCACAAGATATTTGATATTGGTGCTACCGCTAATAAACCATAACAATTCATGAACAATTGCAGGGAAATGAACTTTTTTGGTGGTAAGAATAGGGAACGCATTCAAATCAATGTCATACTTTGCCTGTTCACCAAATACACCAATGGTATTGATACCAGTTCGGTTCTTCTTCAATTTACCTTTTTCAAGGATAGTATTAAGTAATCTAAAATATTCTTTATCTGTGTTATTCATATTTAGTTATAAATCATTTACCAAAAAATGCTTTTTGTTGAATATCTCCTCCACATTCATTGATTGGATAAAACTTGTTTTCAAGATTTACAGTTTGTTTAGTATGTATCTGTATTCCCAATTTTCCATCTTTTTCACATACTTCAACATCAACAATACCCAAACTTAAAATGGCACTCCACAAATCCTGTAAATGCGAATGCAATGGCATATACGGTGGTGAATACAATAAAGTTGCATTATTTTTAAAATCTGCTGATTCAGGATTATAACTATCCAAAATATTCGTCCATTTTTTTAAACGTTCTGGTTTATCCTCATGCATTTTACATTTAAAATATTCATATGCAGATATAGTCTCCCAAGGGGATGGACTTTCCACACATCTACATTTAAATGCGTCCATATCAACTGTATGGTTACATCTTTTACATTTCCAATATTGTATATTCATAATTGTGTTATGCTGACAATCTAATGAAATGTTTGAGTTCAATTTTCTCACCAACCGTTCCAGAAACTTTGTTGATAAGGTCTTTGATGGTAATAGTGTCATCTTTCACGAATTTTTGATTCAACAAACACATTTCTTCAAGACGTTTTTGCCATTTACCTTCAACAATTTTATCAATGATTGCCTTTGGTTTCTTTTCCATACCGATAGCAAATTCTGCTTTTGCTTGGGCAACATCCTGCGGATTTAATTGATTTTCGGAAATGTAATTCACTTGTGGTGCAGATATAATATGCATACAAATATCCTTTGCCAATTGAATAAATAATTCATTTTTAGCAACAAAATCGGTTTGAGATGCCAACACAACCATTGCTCCAATTTTGTTATTGTGAACATAGGAATATACAACGGAATTGTCTGCTCTACGATTCGCCATATCTTCCGCACTTGTTTCCTTTTGAGCTACAAGAAATTCAATAGCTTTATCAACATCACCATTGGTTTGTTCCAATGCTTTGTTAATCTTGTTCATCGGAGATAATGTAATCTCCCGTATATATTTTACCTTTTCAATGTTTGTCATATTATGCTCCAAATCCAATTTTTCCACGTTCTTTTTCTTTGTGATTATTATCACTTTCAAGATTATAAATCTCAGCCAAATTCATAGGCTCTTTAACTTTATACGATTTATTTAATTTATCAACCAATGCTTGTGCATCCTCGATAGACAATTTTTCAAATGCATGTTCATAATGCAAACGTCCTTTGCGAAGTAATGCTTTGTCTACATTATCACGAGCCGTATTAAAAGTCAAGACAATAGTTAAATTTAACATACTTCCTAGAATACCATCGCCAATATTCAAAAGCGATGATACCAAACTTTCATTTCCTTGTCCTTCTTCACGACTAACCACCGCTTTTTCAGCATCTTCCAATACCAAAACACTGTTTGGATGCTCCAAAAGCACTGGAATAATGTTGGGGCTGGTTAAAGTATCAATAAATGTGGTTGGAATAAAAATAAAAGTTCGTTTACCGCCAAATTTTTTAGCCAAATATTTAATATATGTGGTTTTCCCAGTGCCAATACCACCGTGAAACATGAAAATTCCATTACTATTACTTTCAAGCTTTTCAACTATGTTTTTATGGTGTTGTTCAAATCCTTTGCCATAATTTAAATTGATATCAAGGTCTTTTGAAAATTTGTCATCAATTGGGAGTTTTTTTATTTCAATTCCATCACCAGTATTCATCAAGATACCA